CTTCAGAAGTATCAATGTAGTTATAAACCGGACGCGAAATACCTTTCGCACGGTAAATATCCGTCGGATTAACATCGTCGTAGACTGTGAGCGACTGGGCGCTCACTGCGTCTCCCGACGATTGGTTGTTTTGTGGTGTATCCTCAAAACTAGGATTTGTAATTATTGGATTCGCGAGTGAGTAATTCAAGACGCGGGCACACTCAGGCCCACGTCAGTTTTAGTTTTGTGGAAGATGAACGACTTCTTTCCCCTGAAAAGGGGTACCCCACGAGGGGGGCAAAGTTCCGTATGACAACCCAGCAGAGAATAATAAACTCTAACAAAATTTGCTCTCTTTTCATCACTGGTTAAAATCATCACACGACTGTTTTTGTTATTTAAAGGACCTACAGCTAAGGTCCTCCGCCCCGTATATTTATAGTCCTGAGGCTAGGACTAGTTCTCGACCCTTTTAGGTCGACGCGGACACGAACGCACCACTCAGGTAATCGTTCGTAATCTCCTCATAAGTCTTCAAAGCACCCATCCCGGCACCCTCTAACTTGAGGCGATTCCACGCTTCTCTAATTTTCGGCATAACCTCATCAAAAAATTCCTCTCCGTGCATCCACAGTTCCATATTTGCGCTCATCAGCGCTCCGGCAACTTGGAGCCTTACGGGAACAAGTTTCGACTCGATGTGCCACACTAACGACTTGAAAATCGACTTCTTTTCCAAAGGAGCCTTCCAAACGCCAATTTTCTCATCGAACTCAAACCTTCTCTTCAAGAAGTTGATCTCGCTCAAAGTTTTTGATTTGTACCTCCCATCGGACTTCGTCTCCGGGGTGTAGATGAAATTAATTCTCTTCATCGCATCCTCAATCGCAGTGTAATTAAACCACTCGATAGTCTCATCATCAACATTCATCGCGTTATCATCTCCATACGTGGCCAACGCCACTAGCTCTCTAAACGTCTTAACCAAAATCCCCGCACACGCGGCAAGATAAAAGAAGCACC